TTCGCAAGGTTCACCCCAACCCTGACCTCGGCGTTTACATGACCGCCGGTGATCCGACCAAAACCACACAAGGCGACTTCGCTTGTATCCAGGTAATCAACCGTCGCACATTGGAACAGGTTGCCGAGTGGCGTGCTCGCATTGACCCTGTAACCTTTGCCGATGAGCTATTCATGCTCGGCAAATACTTCAACCTGTCTCTCGTCTCCACGGAAATCGAGGGACCGGGCTATTCCACCATCGGCGCTCTACTCGCCAAGAACTACCCGAACCTTTACCAGCGTTCCCGTGCCGACTCGATTGCCTCACCATCCACATCATCTAACTACGGTTGGTCAACTTCACTCCAAACCAAGAACCTCATGATCGGTTGGCTTCTGCGTTTCGTCGTAGATGGTTCGGTCATCATCCACTCATCCACTCTCTACAACGAAATGAAGGACTATGTTCGCCTTCCAAATGGTGAATACGGTCCTGCCGAGAAGGATGGCTTTGACGACTGCGTGATGGCGTTCGCACAGGCCATCATCTGCAACGTGATGGAGCCGATCATGCCGGCCCCCGGTGGCCCAATGGATGGGTCGCTAATTCTCCCCAATGAACCAGTCACTGCACCGATCACCGTCCATTCTCACGAACCCGAACCAGAACCTCCATGGGCACAATGGCCCGAAGAAAGGTAACCCGCTCATGCCTCAGTACCAATACAAGTGCCATTCTTGTGGCTCCCCTACAACCATCACTACTTCAATCGCAAATTACAATGCCACGTTTGCTGACGTTTCTCTTGCTTGTGATGCTTGTGTGGATGGCGAGTTGAAGCGTGTCTACTCTCCCTTTCCATTCAAACTTCCCATGCCTGACCATTACAATGTCTCAGCCGGCCAGCATGTTTCAGGTGAGCGTGAATTGGCGGAAGTCTTCAAGCGAAAGTCAGAAGAAGCCACTGAACGCCTCGGCGTTGAGCACAACTTCAAGCCTATCGACTTGCGTGATACGGAAGCTCTCGGCGTTACCCGTGAAGGTCTTGAAGAAGACGCTGCACGACGCCATGATGCAGGTCTGCCGTCTCTCCCCATCCCCAAGTGAGTAGGTCACCGTGGTAGCGACCATGCCCCCGCAGCGAGTCCCTATGTCCGCTGGGGCGCCGCTTGGCCCGAGCGCCGGCAACGGTCCCCCACCTGGCCCGATGGCCCCCATGGGGCAGATGCAGCCGCCTGGTGGCGCTCCTGGCGGACCCATGCCGATGCCGCCGATCGAGCCGTCGCTGCCCACGTTGTCTCGGACCGACCCAGCGCAGAACAATCCGACGCCACCCCCACTCGACCGGCTTCCTAACCTCGACCCAATGGTCGAGTCGATGCTGGTTGGGCAGGTTCGTACCATGTTCATGCGGGCACGGGATCACCGTCGTCCGATGCTGGTGAAGTGGGATCAGAACTACCGTGCCATTCACAAGCACGGCTACCATCCGTCACGGGCTTCATACCTACCCAATCCTCACGTCAACGAAATCTTCGCCACCCTTGACACTCTCGTTGCTTGGAGGACGGACCAGGAACCGACGTTCGATGTGACGCCATCCGTCCAGCCACTTAACCCGCTTTTCTCCTACGCCGATTCTCTGTCGCAGGACTTGAAGACGGTCATGCGATCGTCGTGGCAGGTTGACCAGACCCCTGCTGAAATTGAGAAGATCGTATGGGATGGTCTGACCTACGGGATCGGCTTTTTCAAGACGGTATGGGATGGTGCTGCATATCGTGGATTTGGGAATAGCCGTGTAACTCGGTGTGATCCGTACTCGATCTATCCCGATCCGCAGGCAACTTCGTTCGACAACATGAACTTCATCATTGAAGCTCGGACAGTTTCTAAGCAAGAGGTTGAACGGCGCTTCCCTGGTGCCATCAAGCGACTCGGCACCGACTCCTACCTTGAAGACGTGGACAAGGCGAAGGATCAACTCGATTTCCACAACACCAGCAACCGGGCGATGGCGAATCCCGGTGCGATGATCGGATCGAACTTCTCGGCCTATGGTCCCCCCGGTCAGAACCAGAATATTCGGGCGATTGACGAAGCTGGTATCACGGTGCTGGAAGCTTGGCTCCGTACCCCGAAGACCGAAAAGGGTCGCACCTACGATGGCTGGCGATGTGTCGTAGTTGCCGGCAATCGAGTCCTCATGGACAAGATGGGTGACGAACTTTGGTCCCACGGCCAGCACCCCTACGACCGATACGTCCCGGTTGAGACTGGCGAGTTTTACGGTCATGCGCTTGTGGAGGACATGCTTCCTTTGCAGCGGTCAATCAACCGCATTCTTGCTCGGATCGAACAGAACATCGACCTCATCGGTAGCCCGATCCTGAAGGAAGATGCACGATCCGGTCTTTCTCGGACGCAGATTACCAACCAGCCGGGTCAGCGGCTCCCGGTTCAGCAGGGTGGTATGGTGGAGTGGATGAATCCGCCGCAGATGCACCCGCAGATGGGCATGGATATCATTCGGCTTTACATCACGGAGATGGAACGAATTTCCGGTCTTTCCGCCATCGTGCGAGGGGCAAGTCCTACGGGCCGCAATGCTCAGGGTGTGATTGACTCGGTGCAGGAAGCTGCATTCGTGCGGATCAGAAAGTCGCTTCGGAACCTGTCTCGGGCTATTGGGTCTGCCGGCGAGAAGATGGCCTCGATGATCGTGGAGTTTTACGATACGCCGAGGATGGTGAGCCTGGTTGGCCCAAGTGGTGAGAAGACCTCAAAGGCACTTCGTTCGGACCACTTCTACCTTCCTTCTGAAGATGGCGCTGCACCGATGCGGTTCCAGTTGCTTATCGACGCTGGCGAATCGTCCAGTCAGTCCCGTGGACAGCGAATCGCAGAAGCCGATGCGCTGTATGCGATGGGTGCGATTGACGAAGAAGCTGTGCTTGAAGTCCATGCCTTCCCGAATTGGCAGAACGTGGCACAGCGGGTGAAGGAACAGAAGGCGCAGGCAGGAACCCAAGGTGAACCGCCCACTCAACGTGCAGCCGCACGGCGATAGGAGAAAGCTATGTCCATGAATGGTCCGTCTGATTTCTGGAACGACTTCACGGCGCCGATGCCAGACGGGTACTCCCCACCCGATACCGGTCATGTGAATGCTCTTAATTCCCCGAGCAACCCCAACTGCATGACTGAAGATGAGGGGACGGAAGTTCTATCTATGGGAGTTGAATCGGACTAAATCGCCAGTATCACCGCAACAGAAAAGAACCCCTGCCCATTCTTCGGGTAGGGGTTCTTTCGTTCCACCTCCACTCTCACCATACGGATTGCTTTCTTCGTCTGCCGCTTGCATCCATTCCCCGTGCTCCCTATCGTTTCGCTCGACGTTCCAACCAACATGCGAGGTAGAACACCATGCCTGACAAGATTCAGTCGAAGACCGGCAACGCTCCGATTAAGCAGGTGGGTCACACCAGCGGCCAGCGTTACGGCACCAATCACACGGCACAGGTGAAGGGTTCCAACCCCACCCGTGACCTGAAGGTCTGAAGGTAGAAGATCATGGCTGGCACCAACCAGATGAACACGATGGGGGAGGGGATTCGGAAGTTCATGGACCTCATCGCCAAGATGAAGTTGACGCCCGACGCCGACCTGCCCCTTCTCATTGAGTTGGAGACAGCCATCATCGGTGCGAACAAGGCTGCAATGGAGCAGTCCGCAGCGTCCGGTTCTTCTGCAATGGCCCCTGGCGCCACCGCTGGTGGAATGCCGATGGGCGGCATGGGTGCTGGGCCGATGGGTGGAATGCCCCCCGGTCCCGCCCCCAGCCCTTCAACGCTCATGGGCCAAGGTGCCCGTGGGATGACCACCTACCCATCCCCTCCCGGTGGACCCGAGATGGCCCGCCTTCTTAGCCGATAGGACATTCCGCTCATGTCTATGACCCCTCCCGCCGAACCGCCCCGGTTCGTACTCCCCGGTTCCGAACCGGCCGATCCCGCCGCCGCCGATCCCGCCGCCGCCGATCCGGTTGCCGTTGATCCAACCACCGTCGATCCTGCCGCCGCCGATCCGGCTACCACCACCCC